CGAGCGGGAACTTCTACCTACACACCCGGAGACCTTGACGATCTTAAGGTCTTTTACAAGTGGGCCGGGAATGATGGTTTATAATTACGAACGCAGCAAAGTATCCAATCCCCAAAGTGCATTAAACAAATCTGTTCAGGTAATTTACCAGTATGGATTTTACGCCACGTCACTCGGCAACACTAGGGCCAGAAAGTATATAATGGGCAGACCATTTAGGGCATTCCCTAAAAGAAAATTTCTAGGAAGAAGGGGCGAAGGGCTATCTCCGGCACAACAGAAAGATAGGCGGCCAGAAAGGTTCCTGAGAACATCAAGTGATTCAGATAGACTTCAAAAATTAAATACTTTTAAGAAAGTATCTTCAAATAATTCTAATTCTACTAATAATCATCAAAATACTGATGTAACACTGTTTAAAGAAGCAGATGAAACATCAAAGTCTTATTGTAAAGATGCCGTTAAGGATCTCAATAATAATGACAAAGAAGTCCGAGAGTATTTTACAGGTCTAGGTAGACTGTATGATGAAAAATCGGAAAATCCCAAAACAGATTTTGGTTCTCTTTATAACATAACAGATGGTTCTGGTTCTGAACTGGTTAATTCTGCTCATCCAAAGTCGGTAGTAATCTTAGATTCTATTGGCAACGGAGGACTCGTAGAAAACGGATTAGAGCAAAAAGAACAAAGTGAAGGTGTCGCAATGAGCGCCCCCACTGGAAATTATAGATCTAATTACGCTTGGGTACGTAATATGTTAGAGAAGAAGGGAAGCAAATAACCTAGATAGATGTAAGCAATTTCGTTTATATTTAAAAGTAAAATACTTTAAGGAGATTTTAAAATGGCTCTTAAACTACTAAATCCCGGATTACGACCGCTAGGTCAGTTCGATCTTGAGGATGATACTATGGGCACCCTTGAGGGCGGCGAGCATGTTGGTCTAGACGCAACTGCCGTTGGCGCTGAAGGTTATGCTGCAGACGTTTCAAGCGGAGGCCCCTTCGTTGGTGCCGACCTCGCCGGAAACCGTGCGAGTGTTAAGTTTGATGTTGGTTCCCGCGTAGCCGGCGAACTATCTGGTCTTGCCGATGAAGGTACCACTGGCTACGGAACTCTATTCGGTCGCACCATCGGTGCCAGCGCCGGACGGACGACTGTTGTTAACGGCGCGGTCGTCGTAGGCCCCACCACAGAGAGAGGCTCAGGCAAGGTAACCGTTTGGTCACAGTCTGGTCTTTACGCCGTTGATGGCGCTGCTGCTACCGATGCAGCCTCACCGCTTTCTGGTGCGACAGCTGTAAATGATGCTGTTCACGCTGATGCGGCTGGCCTCCTGACCACTGCTACTACTGCAACTCAGGTCGCAATTTTCGTTGGACACATGGCAGATACGTCACTTGTCTCCACCACTAACACTGCTGTAGGTAACGCAAAGACCATCGAGGCTTCCGCAATCTACCTACTAGATCCGCGATAAGTTAGGAGTATAAAATGACAAATCTATTTAACACACATGGTGAGATCAATGCCTCTAACGTACAAGAGGCTCTATCACAGATCGTCAAGTATGCTTCAATCATCGAAGATCTTCAGCCGTCAAGTAACGCTCAGGCCGCAGCGCCTAGCCTAAATGATGGTCAGAGAGATGAGATGATCAAGCAGGCTCTAATGACGCAAGAAGGCAAGATTGCTCTAGGTCAAGCGATGGCGAACCCGATTCGTCGCAACCTTGACTATCAGGGTGTGGCGCGTAAGGCTCTCGTAGTCGATCCGCTTCCCCAGGGTGCTCTTCCGGTTTACGACCGTGATATCGATGTAGCGGCTGTTGTTGTTTCCAGCAACGGTGCAGCTCCTGAGTCACGCGTATTCGGTGACCGCGTAAACGTTCCCGAGTTTGAGGTTGTCTCAAACCCGACCGTTCGCATCGCGGAAGTCAAGCGTCGTCGGTTCAACGTGATCGATCGTGCCCAGCAGAAGGCTCGTCAGGAAATTCAGGCTCACGAGGATGCTAACGTATTCTCCGCGCTTGAGTTCGCTGGTGACTCTACTCAGGGTGGTGAGAACGCGGCTGTAGACCTATCCCCCGCTGGTACTTCACTTGAGAAAGACGGTCTCATCAACCTCAAGCGCCAGATTGACCGCTGGGACTTGGTAACCTCCAAGTACTTCCTAAACATCAATGAGTTCACCGACATTCTCACCTGGGAATCTGCTGGTAACACAAACTCACAGGTTGACCCCGTCACCCAGCGTGAGTTGCTACAGACCGGTCTTTACGGCCACGTCTTTGGCGCTGACATCATTGTGTCCAAGGTTGTTCCTTCAGGCCGTGCATTCGCTTGTGCGGATCCTGAGTTCGTCGGCGTAATGCCTGTCCGTCAGGACATCGAGGTACTACCTGCTGATGAGCCGAAGCAGCTGAAATTAGGTTGGGTCGTGAATGAAATAATCGGAGTCGGTATTGTTAACCCCCGAGGCGTTGCAACTGGTACTGTGTAAGTCACATAACTAGCTGAAAACACTAGATAAAAGGCCCCAGAGGAAACTCTGGGGCCTTTTCTTTTGCAACCCATCGTTCCTTCAGCTGCTGCGAACTATCGGCGGCCCAACCTAATTTTCTGCAAATAAAATACGTTTTCTCCATAAACCTGAGTATAATATATTTATAATATATTTGAAGCGAAAATCGCATCGCAGCTTAAGGAGCTAAAATGAATCTAAAAACATGCAAGACTTGCACGACCGAAAAAACTATCGATCAATTTCCAAAGAACAAAAGCAATAAAGACGGACTCAGCAGTGATTGCAGCATTTGCAGAAACCAGAAAAACAGAGATGCATATAAAGCAAAAAAGGAAAAGGAGAGACTCCTTAATCCAAAACCAACCGCAAGGGACGGCTATAAAATTTGCTATAGCTGCAAAGTAGAAAAACCACTTTCTAAATATGGAAAGAATAAGCATATCGTTGGAGGTCTTGAAAATAAGTGCAAAGACTGCAGAAATGCATACCAAAAGTCTTTGAACGACAAAAAGAATTCAAAGAAGGCAGCAAGGAGAAATCTTTCTGCTCCGAGTGGGCATAAGATTTGCAAAAAGTGTAATTCAGCAAAGCTATATTGTGATTTTGGAAAAACAAAACTAACGAAAGATGGCCTAGAGGGCTCCTGTCGAGATTGCCGTAAGGCAAAGAGGGCTAAGGCTGCTGCCAAAAAACAAGGGAAAATTGCTGTAGGCATAATACGTTTAAGCAGCAAAACTTGTTCAAAGTGTAAAAAAACCCTGGACATCAGCTCCTTCTCAAGCGATGCAAGTCGTGGTGATGGATATGAAACAAAGTGTAAGCCATGCAAACGCGGTGCCTATAAAAACTATTATGCTGAAAACGTTGAGTTAATTGCAGAGAGATCAAAAGTAAGATTTGAGAATAACAGAGAAGAAATTCTTGCTAAGAATAAAAAGAAATATCATGGTAACGAAGCCTTTAGGGTCAAGGAGATCAAAAGGCGAAGCAAATATGGCCAAACATTTAATGGTAGATTTTCCGCATACAGATCTTCGGCTAAGGCTCGCAATATAGAGTTCAATTTATCTGAGGAGCAATTCAAATCCTTCTGGCAGAAGCCTTGCAATTACTGCCATTCCGAAATAGAAACGATTGGAATAGATAGAGTCGACTCAAGCGGATCCTACGAAATGGACAATTGTGTCCCCTGTTGCACCTATTGCAACTATATGAAGAATGATTTATCCACGGAAGCCTTCTTCTCTCATATCTGCAAGATTCAGCAGTTCTCCGAAGATGGAATCACAGAAAATAGAAGGCCGAGAATCTTCAAGACCGGAAATGCAAAGAACGATTATCACCGTACTGTTGATGGAAAATTTGCTCACTATAAGAGCGGTGCCAAAAAAAGAAATATCGATTTCCTATTATCGAAAGCCCAGTTTGAGGAATTCTGGCAGCAATCCTGCAGTTATTGCGGATCCACAATTAACACGGTTGGGATCGACAGAATTGATTCATCAAAACCCTATAGCCAAAGCAACTGCACGCCCTGCTGCACTACTTGCAATTCTATGAAAAATGATAAATCTGAAAAAGATTTTAAGCGCCAAATTTCTTTGGTTTATAGAAGCGTTTCCTGCTGATTAACCTTCCTCTTATATCGGTCTATATATTAATTATTTTGTTATGAGCAGATAGCAATGACAGTTAATTAAGTAGGGCCGACATGATTCCAAAGAGACTTCAATCCAGGCAGAAAAGAATAGAGGCAACCCCTCTCAAAGACCGTGCTCAAGCGAAAACTTTTTCAAGAAGAGAAGTTGGACTCGCCAATGCAGAAGAGGAGCCTGGGAACGAAAAGTTCGACACATTTTTCGATTACGAAGACGACTTGGCCGGCCTAAAGTCCTCTTCTGAACAATATAGTGAAATGTTAAATTCCGAACCATATATTGTGCTTGAAGATGTCGAACCAGAAGAAAATGAGAATACAGAAAGAACATTTACTCCCATTATAATGGAAGAAATAATTCCAGAAATATTAGCCGCAGCAAAGAATAGCTATGATAATGACAAAAAAAGTGCTTTGCCATTTAAGTTCATTCAATGTGAATTTACTAAGAAAGATGGCAATAGATGTAAGCGACAAGCTCCGAAGAATTCTGCACTATGTTCTTCTCATAGAAAATATTTAAAAAAACAAAATAATAGCAAATAAATTTCTCTATTATTTTTTAATTAACTTTTATAAAAGGAGTGATAATGACGCATTATGAAACATCAGACTTAGCTCTGGCCGCATATCTAACGCTTAAGGGGCTGAAGCTTCTTAGCGCCAAGAGACTGGAGTCTGGACGATTTCAGTTTATCTTAGAGGATTTGGAGAGGACAGCCGAAGAGTTATCTATAGATTTCTTTAGTAGCGAATTTTGCGAGTACGATAACAAGATTAGATCGCTAAAGAAGATTCTATATTCAAAATAATGAACCAAAGCATATTTTTGAAAGCTAAATATTTAAAAAACGAATGTAAGGAAGTAGAGGATTTGTTTTTTGAGCATTATATTTCGTTTTTCAAAGAAGTGCAATCTGTAACTGGGAAAGATCTTTCTAAGCTGAATAACGGTGATGCATCTTTGTCCAAAAAAATATTGACTCTTGACCATGAGAGTAGTGACGAATCAAAAGTAAGCGAAGAGCGAGAGCCTAATCATGATGACAAAAAGGGCTTTTTAAGCGAAAGATTGAAGCCAATTTATAAAGATATCTTGTATGGATCTCATCCGGATAAGTATCCGGCAGGATTATCAGAAAGAGAGCGCAAAAGACTTTCTTCTATATATACGGATTGTGTTGAGGCGGCTAACTCTTCTGATTTTTTTGGCCTTGTAGATTGTGCTTATCGATCATTTATCGAATTCCCAAAGTTTGATAAATCAGAGAAAGAATTACTTGAAAAATCATGCAGTGAATTTAGGGACAAGATTATAAAGTATAAAAAAACTTACCCTTGGATTTGGGGCATTGAAATTTCTGGAGATACCCTACAGCTAAAGGCACTTGGAGTTGGAACTGCGGAATTAGCTGCTGACGCTGTAACTGGAGCAAAGCTTGCGGATAACGCAGTTGATTCAGAGCATTATGTAGACGGATCCATTGATACTGCTCACATTGCTGATGATCAGGTTACTCTAGCCAAGATGGCCGGACTCGCTCGTGGCACCTTCATTTATGGTGATGCCTCTGGTGACCCTGCTAATTCAGGCGTTGGAACCCTTGGCTACATGGTAGTATCTGACGGAACAGATCTCGGATGGGGTCAGGTTTCTACTGCTGGTATCGCTGACAATCAGGTTACTCTTGCGAAGCTAGCAGACTTTGGAGCCCGAGGAAGCTTTATGCGAGGCGGTGTCGCTGGCGCGCCTGAAGAGCTAGCTCTAGGTACCACTGATTACGTACTGATGTCAGACGGCACAGATGTTGCTTATGGTCAAATTGTAGACGATAGTATTGCTAACGATGCTGCAATTGCGAATTCAAAGCTTGCTAACAGCACAATCTCTGGCGTTTCACTCGGCGGAACACTCGGAGCGCTAAGCGATGCTACGGATTCTGGACTATCAATGTCAAGCTACGACGGCAGTGCCGCCGTATCCGACCTAAAACTTGATTTCCTCCAAGTAACAGGAGGCCTAACTGCTGACCTGGGAGCTCCAGCTTCTAACGTTAGAACCGGAGCTTCAATTCTTTCAGACGAATCTGTTCTAATTGGAGATCACCCGCTTGCGGATAGTCCTCAGCTGTTTAGAAATGGCGTTCTGTACCAAGGAACTTACATGAAGTCTGTAGCTCCTACTGCTGATGGTGAATGGGGCCTTATTGATAACGGAAGTGATGTTGACCTCAAGATCTGGGAGCAGACTGCGTCTGACTTTGATGGTGACGACTGGATGGTTATTTGTGTTCCGACATCTGTATAATCAAACATTGATTAGCAAAAACTAATTGAATAAATTGAAGGGCCGGGGAAAATCCCCGGCCCTTTTTGCTACTAATTATTATTGTTCAAGAGGAGCGTAAAAGTGGGAACAACATCATTTGTAAGAAGAGCAAAAGAAGAAGTAATTGACGGAGAGACCGTTACCACTAGGGTTGCTTACAAAACGAATATTGCCGGACAGGTCGTAAAGTTTACTGAATATGTGGAAGATGAAAATTATTCCGTTTCAAAAAGAGCGATTGATGATCCTGCTCTGATGGCAGAGATAGACAGAAGGGCAGAAGAGATTTTGGCCTCAGACTCCCGTCTTCTTGTTGCGGATCTATCTTCTCAGATAATCCCCGAAGGAGTTGGGCCTTATACTCTTCCATCTTCAATGCGAGAAAATACTTTGGCAATATATCTAAATGGACAAATGATAAACGATGAATGTGTAATCGCAAATAATGCATTTGTTGTTTCTGCTGATTTTGCAGAAGCTATCCAGGCAGATTCTTCATTATTTGCGATTTATGTTGAGGCAGACTGATGGGAATGGGGAGCTATAAATTAGGTGCAACGGCCAGAATCGTTTTGCAGGTTACAGAAGGAGGAATCGCTGAGACTAGTTCGATTTCTCCTACCATTACTTCTCTTATTAAGCCGAATAAAACAGTCGATGGAAACTTCCCAGTTACGATGGTAGAGGCAGACAGCGATTATGGAACATATTACTATGATTATATCCCTGCTGACGTAGGAGACTATATGGCAATCATAACGTATACCGTAGATGGCACAGAGTATACAACTCTAGAACACTTTACCGTTTATTCAAACTCAAGAGGAGCCCCAAGAGCGGAGTCAAGATAATGCCCAATAATAGAAACAAAGCCATACGAGGTGAAACCCTAGAACTAAGTATTCAGTACTATGGCCCAGATGGCTTGGAAGCTGACGCTGGCAGCATTCCACAGATTGAGCTAACGGATCCAGACGGAGCAATTGTAGTTGCCTCTACATCAACTGGAGTTGTCAGAGAGGCGGTTGGCCTCTATACCTATTCATATGCAGTAGGCGCTTCTATCGAAAAAGGTCTCTGGACAGATACGTGGACAGGCGTAGTAGATGGAGTCACCCTTTCTAATGAATTTAAATTTCTAGTAACAGACGAAGCATCTGCAGTTGCAGGCGCTGCGAGACTTGGCGATGAAGTAGACTTTGATTTCACTCAGGCAGAGCTTACCGGATTAAATATACTTCTTAAGCTACTGAAGGCTAGACTCCAATCAGATGGGCAGAAGCCTTCAAGAGATCAATATGGAGCCTTTATCTTAGATGGGTATGGAGAAATGGTAATGGAGGATTGCAATGTTTTCACAGACGAAATCCTCGCCTGCTTCCTATCCTCTTCTCTATCTGAATTCAATATGGTTCCGTTCTTTACGTCGTTCAGCTTTGGGGAGCAAATTATCTACAAAACCTTCTCTCATGCGATAGTTGAAGGTGCCTTAATTTTGGCGCTATCCTCTCAGGCTTTGGTCGAGAAGGGTCGAGACTTTACAATCAGTGATGGAGGGATTTCCTACCAGCCCCCTGCCCTGGGAGACTTTCTGGCAACTCATTACCAGAACTTTATGACCTCTTATCGAGAGAGGCTTAAGTTTATTAAAAACTCTATTCGTCCAGGCCCCACTGGATACGGAACATACTCCAATATGAGCAGCGGAGTGCCCGCTGCACAACGCCTAAAGCATCTTCGTAGTAGGCGTATCATTTAATAGTAGCCGCTGCACTTGCTTTTCTCTACTAATATAAGGATCAAAGAATCAACCGGCTCAAAAGCCGAAAGATTCAAGACGCTTTTATCTAAAAAAACATTGCTGAGACCTATAACAAAATCGGAACGGTTAAGGGCGCTGCACGATCCCTGGGAGTCGGAGCAACCACTTTTAAGCGTTATATGAAAAGGCACAATATCCCCCTGGATTAATGGCGAATCCTATTATTATTCTGAATAATAACAGGAATTAATATGTTATCAAGAGCAAGTAGAATTAAGGATTTACTCAAGGAAGCGGCAGTAAGCGTTGAAAAGCAAGAAAGCAGAGATAAGTTCTCTGAATTATTTCCTGTCGAAAATGCAAATATGATGTTTTCTTTTTCGGATCAATATTATTCAGCATTTCGAAGCAACTTCGGATCCAATGAGGAATATCTTCAAAGCATAAATCAATTCAAAGGCAAGCCAAAGGAAGAGATCATTGCTGCAATTCGCAGCGGAGGTGTATCGAAGAGTCCGAAGGACTTGGAAATTGACAAGGCAAATGCAACTCATCCACAGCTAAAAGATCCGGAGCATGTCAAGGGATTGGAGACATTAAAGAAGTCTGAAGTTAATCCGAGATATTATCCCTGGATTTTCAAGATGCTTTTTAATGAAGAAGCGGATCCGATAGAAGAAATCATAAAAAGCGTTTTATTTTACCAAAGAAATCCGGAGCAGCTTGAGAAGCCATTGGAATCCTTTAATCTTCTCTCCGAATTAAGAAGCTATTTTGATGAAAAACTTGCTTCAAATAAAGAATATTATTATTCAAAAATAGAAAAACACGCTCTGGATCCGAAATATACGGATTACATTTATCAATCGGATGACTTCATCACAGTTTTGAGTGGAACCACTCAATCCTCTCAGTATTGGGCCAGGGGAACCACTTGGTGTACTTCTTATCTTAAAGGAAATAAGTTTGCAAATTATGCTTCAAAAAATATTTACCTTTATTACGTAATAACAAAGCAAGATTCGGAATTTTTTGAGAAATCAAATCCGATGAGAAAAATATCTATTGGATTTACCAAAAGAGATGGAAAGCCGCAGCTTTTAACGAATCAAAATGCTACAGTCAATACAGATAATCGTGATTTAAGCTTGAACCAAATTCAAGAATATTTGGGATCCGAAGCGGATTCGATAATTTCGGCTATCTATGCGGATATAGGCAGAAGAGAAGATACGAAATTCAATAAAATAATAGCAGAAACAACTCCGGAGGAATTGGAACTCCAGATTGCAGCAATCAATGATGATTCTCAGATAGCAAGCATTTTGCTGCAATTTACGCAAAATAATGCGGCAAGAGCGGATACGAAAAAGGTTGCCGCAAAGAATTTGGCAGAGAAAAGTCCTGAAGAGTTCTTTGGTTATGGCCTGCACAAGACTCCTGAATACGCAGAGTTTAAAATACCTGCCGCAAAGAATTGCGCAGAGAAAGATCCTATATGCTTCTTTCATTACGACCTACATGAGATTCCTGAATACGCAGAGTTTGGAATACCTGCCGCAAAGAATTTGGTAGAGAAAAAGCCTAAACGCTTCTTTTCTTATGGCCTACATAAGCTTCGTGAATACGTAGAGTTTGGAATACCTACCGCAAAGTATTGGGCAGAGAAAGATCCTGAAGAGTTCTTTTATTACGGCCTACATAATATTCCTGAATACGCACATCTTAACCCAAAGAACAAAGCTCCCGAAGAAAACAAACTCCAACCTCTTGAAGCGTGGCTCCGCACCAACGGCTTCAGAAAAGAGGCAAAAGAGCTGTCCGCATTACTCTGTTAATATTCTGGAGCGAACATTAAATCCCCCAATTACTAGTAAATCACTAGATGCCTACGTTAAATGTGCGTTGATATCTCCTGTAATATTCTTGCCCTGTACGCTGTCCATAGTTCAGCGCCTTAATAGCGTTAACATTCCCCTGTAGCTACTAATTTTCCATAATCTTTTGTAATGAACAGAAGATTAAAGAAGCTTGTCGCATTGTCAGGTTGGCTAGCTTCTAGCGGCCTGAGGAAAGAGGCAAGGCAAGTTTTCAAATATTCTATGCCGCGCAATGAAGGCCCCCTATGGGAGCAGCCGAGTTATGGCGCAGAATCTTATGACGAATTTTACCCAGATCTAGAAGATGAATTAGTCTCCAGAGAAAAAGAAGAGGACAACCTTTATCATGGACGCAATGTAATCTGGATAGGCACTACCGGCAAAATGGTAAGAGCGGACTCCCATTACGTTTATCCGATCCAAGGGAATGTCTTCTATGACGAAAAGATTTCTCAATTAACTGATAAGATTAATTCATCTCCAGAAAAAGTAATCCTTTACGCTCCCTATGGCGAGATGTCAAAGGTTGGGGTTTCCGAAATTGAAGAGTCAATAAAATATCAAGAAGATTATGGCCATGCTCCGCTTACAACTGGCGATGAAGAGCTTGACCAGTACCTTGCGGATAAAAAAGAGTGGTTGAGTAATAACTCTGATTATGATGATAATTACAACATTGTTGAAGAATCATATGATGAGCTCAAGAAAGATATGGAGCTTCAGTTAACAGAGGCGGAAGAGAATAGATCCGGAGACTTTGGTGAGTTTATATTCCAAATTAGAGACGGAAATCATAGAGCTTTTGCTGCGATAAATGCTGGTGAAAAATATATTTGGTTAAAGATCTCTGACAATCAAGTGCAGGACATAGAAAGTGGGAGAGAATGGCTTAAGGGATATGGGGATATTCTAGAATGAATCGTTTCAATAAGCTATTAGCGCTTAATAAGTTTGCGGCTTCTGCTCAGCAAATTGTAAACCTCGGATATCCAGAGGTTATTGCGAAAGTATTTATTGAAAGATTTGGAAAAAATGCATTTATAATTGCAAAATGGATGAATGAATATCATTTGTGGGGAGTAAATAAGATCCCGATGGACTGGATTAGAAACGTTGGAAGACTCAGGGGAGAAGGGTTGCTTGCTAATTTACTGCAGATGCTAGATGCCGCTCTCAAGGGAGAAGACGCATATGATAAGTGGTCTAAGGAGAATGGCTATAGTGGAATCGAAAGTTATGATCCCTATTCGCAAGAAACAAGAAGGATAGACCTAGAGGAGCACATTCCACTTATAAAGAAAGAAATCAAAGAGATCTTCTTGAAAGACATTTTCTTTGATAGAGATTTGATTAGAGATATCGTATCTGGAGAAGTAAATAATTTAAATCAATATAAGAAGCTTTCTTACAAAGAAGCTGCAGAGATTTATGCAGATAAAAAAATCTCTTTAGAGATGCCGACCATTAAGCAATATGTAAATGGTTATCGCTGGATTGACTCTGGAAAGAAGTGTGATATTCTTGGCCAAAAAATGAAAAACTGTGGCTCAGTTGGCGCTATGGGCATAGACGAAGACAGAACGATGCTAATTCTGCTCGACAAGAACCAGAACCCACATATAGTCGCGACATATCATCCAAATGAAAAGAGAATTTCCAGCATTGAAGGAGCTGGGAGCTCTCCTGCAAAGGCGGACTATCACAAATATATTATAGACCTGATTGAAGATCTGGGAGTTAACTATGAAGACCGAGGCTCTCCTAAATCTAAGCTATTAAAGCTCAAGTATGATCTGAAAGATCTTAAGCCTGATATCTTAAAGATTCCAGTGGATAGTTTGTTCGATGAATATTTTATAGTAAAGATAAACGATGAAATTTATTACACAAATGGCGCGATCTTTCTTTCGGAAGCAGACGCTAAGCTCATAGAAAAAAGCTTAAGAGAAAATCAGAAATATATTGAAAATAAATTAAATTTTTCTGACAAAGAAAATCCATCAGAGCTTGTTTTTGAGGACTTTTTGGGAGGAATCTTTCCGAGTGATAGATTCAAAAGAAAAGACTTATATGATGAATTAGGAGTTGCTCCGGCCTTCCTAAATAAAGCAAAAAGCGGACTGTCCGAAAAGCTCAAGACTTTGGAGAGCTGGGCCTTGTCTAATGGATTAAAGAAAGAGTCTTTGGCAATATCGAAGTTATATCATTCAAAGGGACTCTAGGCCCTCCAGATCCTCTCTCTCCTCCTCCATATCTTTTATTACATCATGATATAGTCTAATCTTAAAAAGCCTTAATTGCTTTGGCGACCACTCTTTGAGGGCTTTAGGCTTATTTGGATGCTTATTCCACACCTCTGTATCTTTGAGCATTTTTAAGATATATTCAGGCTCATATTTGTTTCGCATAATGTCAGAGAAGCCAGCAGAATAGGCATCAAATTCATAAGGGCGCTTGAAATATGGGAGATCATCCCTTTGGTCGAGGTCTGGGTCATATAGCTTTGGATCAATAATATGTGTTATCTCATGAACCATGGCATGCTGAATGAATTTCCATCCTCGTTCCGACTTTGTATATTTAAATAAGATGTCTGTATTTAGCCAAATTGTGTTTGAGCTGGTATCCGCATATGCATAGTAGTTTTCGTCCCATCCTTTTGCGATAAAAGTTTCTTTTGACACAACATTTACTTGGACCTCAACCTCTTTTTTGTCATATGGTCGAGTGAGTTTGATCTTATCCCTAATATATATTGGACTATAATGACCTGCTCTAGCAGAGAAATATTTATTTTTTATGCTTCTAATCAAACCTTCTCTGTTTTTGCTGAGCCAGTGATATAGCTCTTCTGGCGTTTCTATATTTTTAGAAATTTTTAGCATTAGACGGTACCTACGATATGCTATTAATATTAATATATAAAAATAGGCCTACAAATATTGAGTAATATTTCTTTCAGGGAGGCATAATGCGTGAACCAGAAAATTGCGAAATAAAGTATTGCGGATTCTCTAGGCCAACGAGCCCTGTTGAAATTGACTTCGAAATATTGGGCCTTGAGAACCTGATAAAGAGAGCTGAAGAACGGATCTCAGCACTCAAACAAACCTCTTTTCTTGCTCGCTTGGCCATAGATACTGAGTCAGAAAGTTTGCAGGAGTTCTTTGAGAAAGAATAACATGTTTACTATTTTTGCAAAAAAGAAATCAGAAAATAAGCTGATGAAGCAGATGAGGCTTCTAGCAGACATCAGGACCACCATGATGAATGATGAAGTTGCTAAAGAAATTTGCAGAGAAGAAGGCGTAGACGAATGGCTTCTTGTTTCTGTTCCGATTCTCTTTGAGGACTTAGAGGTTGCTGCAAAAACTACAGATGGGAGCATTAGCTTGAGCACAAAGCTTCTAGATAAGCCTCCAGAGATTAGAATGAGATATGTTATTCATGAGTTAGTTCATGCGATCCAGCACATAAAAGATTTTGGTAAGCCTAAAAGCGACGAAGCACATAATTATCTTGATGAACCAGATGAAGTAGCTGCATTTCAAAAGCAAATAAAATATCACTCAAAAGAGCTTGGAAAAGAAGATGCAGAAGAATATGTTGATGACCTTCTTGACCACCATAATGTTCCTGGCGAGGATAAAAAAGACAAGCGCGAGGAACTTTTAGAAGAGGCTGTTTAACAGAACTCCTCTACTAATAGGCCTCGATATCTAAGAGGCACTTATGTTAACTTTATCTGGAAAATCGCCCAATGAAGGCGACAACTCCATCTCTTTAAACTCTTTGATTGAGTTTAGCATTTTAGATGATGGAACCGGACTAAATCTATCATCATTGGTTGTTGAAATAAGCGGGAGTAGGGCCTTTCAAGGCCTAGATTTCACGGACCCCTTTGATGGAATCTTTTCCGAGATAACCAGTGATGCATCTGGAGCACATCTTGTTATAGATTCTATAAATGACTTTGGCGAAGGACAGGTTGTTTTTGTAAAAGTTCAAATCCAGAATTTAGAAGATAAATTTTATAATTTCGAATATGCTTTTAAGACAATTCCGTCTGAGCCAGAACTTGAAATAAGCTCTCCGACTTCTGGAGACCTTGTTCAATCAGATCAGGTGCTTTTTCTGCAGTTCAAAGATGAAATCGATGATATCGATGAAGATTCTATAAATATATATATCAATAACTCTCCTGCCGTATTGGGAGGAGTTTTTCAGACGCTATACGCAGGCAATTCCTCTGTTATAACAAAGACAGAAGATAGAGCATCAGCAAGGATAGAGCCTACGGAACCTTTTCGCAATGGAGCGTATACCGTAAAGTATGATGCAGCAGACTTAAGCGGGAATGTATTAAGTGGTAGCTTTTCTTATTCTGTAGATCTCCCTGCGGTTGTTCTTCCCTCAGTTTTTCCTCAGGTAAAATTTCTTGGCTATGCCCAAGGCATTAAAAAGCTTACGAATATGGGCAGAGGAGACATGTTGCGTGTAAGCTGGAATAAAACTGTTTCAAGGTCTTATAAGGGTGACTCTTTTGCTCTAATATATGAAGACGAATCTAGACTAGATATCTTTGACTCTACTCCTAAATATATTGCCGACGACACCGTAACTCATTACGACGTATCTGGCCTGACCCCAGGGCTAACCCTTTCTTACGCAGTAAGAGCTCTTGAGGCTTTTAGCGGAAATCTCCAGTTAAGCGGAATGACAGAGAAATCTGCAGGAGTTTATGAGATTCCCGCAGATATCACGATCGCCTCTCAGGTTTTGTCTAGCGATACGATTATTAATGTAAGTTCCACAGAGGGATATCCATCCGCTGGAATTTTAATATTAGACGACTCTGAAGTTATAAGATATACCGGCAAGACCGACACCTCTTTTCTTCTCCCGACGAACGGCAGAGGGCTAAACGGCACAAGCAAGGGGATTTTCATTGAAGGTGATTCTGTAAAAATGTTTTTTGCATGCCAAGATAAGAATACCTCAATAGTCATGGGAACGCCAACCTACGTCGATGGATATTCTAGTGGACGTGAAATTAACGGAACAGGCCTTGTTGTAACTGATTATTCTGATAATGACAGAAAGTTTTTCCAAGGATTTGACTTCTGCGGATATCACAAGGCTATACCTCAACAGATTTTGCAAGGAACGAATGATTGTGGAAGTTATTTAGGAGGAGAATTTAACGGATTTAGAGGAATGAATTTATTCGACAGAATGCTGAATAGAGAAGAGGTTCTGCTTGATCAAGTTGGCGAACCAACAATTCTTCTAAAAAGAATTTGGGACGGAGAAACATGCAGCTGTTCAGACCCCAGAAGAATGCACCCTAAGGTTAAGGGGTGCAAGCTTTGTTATGGTACGGGATATGATGGAGGCTATCAGCAATATGACTATAGAAGAAGGTCGGATGGTCGAGTCATGATTCAATTCGGAGATACCCAAGAAGACCTGAAGCTTGGAGCTCAAAGTCATCTGGAGCAAATGTATGAGCCCAGCTGCTGGACTCTTCCTAGTCCGGCTATAAAAGATCGAGATCTTGTAGTTAGATTTGACTTTAACAATGACGTTGAATTTGTTTATGAAGTTTTAAATACAACTAAAGATAAGCTGTTTTTCAGACATTATACAAGGCAGCGCTTGGCCTTAAAGAGATTAGATAAGACGGATCTGGTCTACACGTTTCCGTTTGTCCTGTAAAAAAGTTACGTTATAGAAGGTTGGCCTTGTTATATGGCAAGGTCTTATTTCAAACTAAATTTTAGTTTGACAACTTTTATAAATTTTAAATTTATAACCAAGGAGATAATATCATGCTTTGGATAAAAAATACATCAGGCAAGAAGGATGCAATGTTAACCTTTGCTTTTTTTGCATTTCTAGTAGTTACTCTTAACATTTTACTGGCTACATTCGGAAATATAACGTATAATTCTTTTGAGATAAAGTTTGCATCTATGGAGGCCGCAACTATGACTGCTTATTTGGCAGCAACCTTCACTGCATATGTAACAAGGCGCTGGACAGATAAGAAGTTTGTTACAGAGGAAAAGAAAGAAGGCAAAGATGAGTAAGAAAAAAGCCCCAAACCCTGTTTTTGAATGGTTTAAAAATCTTGGACTAAAAATTAAGATATTCTTTGGAGCATTATTTGGAATACTTGGAGCTATTTTATTTTTTGTTTTTAGCAAAAAAGCTAATACAAAGGGCATCTTAGAAGTAGAGCTGAAAAAGGTACGTAAGGAAATTGAGATTGAAAAAGCTGCAAGTGAAGTTAAAAAAAACAGTGAAAAACTTCTAAGTCTGAAAGAGAAAGCTGACAGAATAAAAAAGGAGATAGCCGAAATTTCCGAAGCCGAAAGGGAGGAGGCTCCAAAAGAAGTTTCGAATGAAGAGCTTGACGAATTTTTCGATAGCAGAGGACTTTGATGATAGATAAAATAACTTTTTTAATAGATTATGCTAAAGACGGAGAGATTAAAGATCGATTAATCGCCTTAGCGGGAAGTATTCGCTCGAAAGATCATTTGCTGATTGATATCAAAGAGTTTTCGGGCCTAATTGATCCGGAGCTAGTCGAAGAAGGCCCATTTCTTGGAGACATTGAAATTCAGTTATGATAAAAAAGCTTCCTTTATTTTGCTGCATAATTTTTTTCGCATTTTTATCTCTTGCTAATAACAGCTATGCCGGAGACATTCGTCCAGCAGGAGCAGTGCTGGAAGAGGAGTCTTATGTTTTTACGATTGCTGAGGCAACCAACCTAAAGAAACAAATTGAAGACTTAGAGAAAGATTTAGCCGCAGCCTCCAAAGAGCTCAACAAGTACAAGGAGCTTGAAGAGGTTAGGCTACAGCAAATTGATTTTTACGTATTAAATGAAGGATTTTACCTAAGTCAAATTAGCAGATATAAAGATCTTCAACTTTTAGATCGAAATCTTCTTGATAAATATAGAAAGAGAGATCGGCTGCAAACTGTAGAAAATATAGGATTTTTATCTTTAGGAGTTGCTCTAACTATTGGGTCTTTCCTTCTGGCGGATGGCGCTACAGACCTCGCTATATCTACATCGCCATAATATTACTAATTAAACTTAATTACATGAAGTAATTATAATGGAATCAAGTGGATTAAATTAATGGCGAAATCAAACTATCCAAATAAACTGGACACATCAATAGAAATCCCTGCCGTTAGAGATAACATCATAGAGATCGGATCCGATGTGCTTAATAGTCTTCGTTCTGCTATATTTCAGATAGAAAGGACATTAGGCATAAATCCGCAGGGCGCTGCAGGAAATTCCGTAGCCGGAAGGCTGGAGAAGGCTCTAGATGGAAATGGAAACATTTTATCCGAGGCGTTAGATAAGGCTGGCCTATTATCTGGGCCTATTTCTAACGAGGATGTATCGAAGGCAGCTGCTATTGCAGAGTCCAAATTACGCTTAAACTTTCCCACTAAATTATTGCAAGATGAGATTTCTCAGCTAGACTTGCAGTTGGGCTTGCTAGAGTCTGTAATAGATGAGCTAAGCGCTTTATATGCCACTCACGTCCACCCTTCAGCTACGAATAGGCATAAGGGCAAGGCAATAGTTGTCGAAGAGATACTAAGCGCTCCATCAGATATCGGAATAACAACTTCAAAAGAAGTTACTGCGCAAGAAGCTTTTCAACAGCTGTATGATTCGCACATTAATTATAGCGGTACAGATATAACCTCGGCAAACAGGTCCCATACAAGTTCGCAGCTATACTTTGATAATGAAAATGTTTCTGCTTCTATTAGCGGAGATGACGTTCAAGAGGTAATAGAGGAAATTGTTGACTTGGTCGAAGGACAGGTCGATAATCATCAGAATCTATATCATGCAAATTCAGTATTAAGATCAAATGTCTTATCAGATGTTTCAACCCCTACAAAGGGAATCCTCCTTCTGGGCGAAGAAGATGTTTCATACCAGAAATCAAATACTGATGCAGATAGCTTCATTTCTAATGTACTACTTCTAGACTCTCCTGATGCCCCAAGTCTATCCATAGAGGCTTCTGATATTTTAGAAATTACTATTTCCGGAGAAACTTCTTCTTTCCAAATTTTA